TCAGTTAGCCCTGACTACAGGGATATCCGAGAGTTTTGTTGTATAGCAAGGCGAAAGCATTTCCCGCTTCATTTGCCACACCTGCGCGATACCCTGCCCGGCAAAATACAGCGTTCCCCGGCCCTGCTTGTTCAGCTTGTCCATAAGAGTCATCAGCGCATCGCTGTTCGCCCTGGGCGCGTTATCATCAAAGAGATTGAGCTGGGCGACGCACTGGCTGAAAAAGTCGCCCAGCATCACGCCGGCTTTCTGGTATCGATGCCCATCACGCCAGACGGCCTCAAGACAGCGCGTCGCGGCGGCGATAATATCGCGCGTATCCTGCGTTGGCGTGAGCAGCTTCGTGCCGGCATGGTTTCCGTAATACGGCTCGGTTGAGAACGGCGACGTTTTTACGAAAACCGAAATGTAGCGGCAGAACTGGTGCTCGCCGCGCAACTTCTCCGACGCCCGGGCGGCATAGCTGCAGATGGCCTGCCGCATCTCTTCATAATCCGTGACACGCTCACCAAAAGACCGGCTGCAGACGATTTCCTGCTTCGCTGGCGCAAATTCCTCAAGCTCAAGACACGGCTCCCCGCGCAGCTCCCGCACCGTTCGCTCCAGCACGACGTTGAAATGCTTTCGAATGAACCGGATATCCGTGTCGCACAACTGCAGCGCATTTTTAATGTCCATGGCATCAAGCTTTTTCGCGATGCGCCGGCCAACACCCCAAACCTCTTCAACCGGCATTAAGCTCATCAATTTGCGCTGGCGCGTCTCGTTCGATAAATCCACCACGCCGCCGGTCTGTGGCCACTCTTTCGCGGCACGGTTAGCCAGCTTTGCAAGCGTCTTGGTCTGCGCGATGCCGACGCCACACAGGATGCGCGTATTGCGCCGGACGGTTTCGCGTATCTCTCGCCCAAAATCCGCCAGATCGCGGCAGTTACGTACACCGGTGAGGTCACAGAACGCTTCGTCTATGCTGTACACCTCAACGCGCGGACACATCTCTTCAAGCGTGGTCATCACGCGCTGGCTCATATCGCCGTAGAGCTCGTAATTACTTGAGAAGGCAATTATCCGCTCAGGGAACTGCATCTCGCGCAGCTGAAACCAGGGCATACCCATTTTTATACCGAGCGCTTTTGCTTCTTTGCTGCGAGCAATGACGCAGCCATCATTATTTGAAAGCGCCACGATGGGCTTACCAGCCAGATCAGGACGGAATGCCGTCTCGCAACTCGTGTAAAACGAGTTCATATCAACCAGCGCGAACATTGCGGTGCAGGGTATTGATAACGCAAATGACAACGCCGACGATTTCTAAGCCGTCGGCGTCATAGATAGGTATAGCCGGATAGTTCGGGTTTTCAGCACGCAGCTGCGCCACAGGGTAAGTCACCAGCCTTTTGACGGTGAACTCCCCGGCAAGGTTAGCAACGACAATATCGTTGTGCTGCGCCTTTATGCTGAAGTCCACGAGCAGAAGAGAACCGTCGAGAATACCAACATCTCTCATGGAGTCTCCGGCTACCCGCAGGACATAGGTGGATGAGGGGTGTGCAATAAGGTGGGAAACCAGGTCAATGCCGCTGTCGATATAGTCGGCGGCAGGGCTGGGAAAGCCTGCTGAAATCAGGTCTGAATAGAATGGAATGCTGACCGGCTTAGCCGGCCAGACGAGGGGATGCAGTTTCATAATGTACCTCCTGTAAAATATACTGTGTATTTATACAGTAGTTTCAGGAAGTAACGAAATCAAGACGAAGCGGCCTATTGATTGAAAGCGTTGTTATCGTTTTGTTCTTGTTATGCTGACAAAATGACCAACAGGTATGCCGATAATTAAAAGTTGAGGGCCTTCCGGCCCTCTCTCATTCTTTCGATTTAAGCGCGTCCAGTTCCCTTCGCAGGCTCGTTATTTCCTGCTGCGCTTGTTCAAACTGCTTAATGAGATAATTAAGCGCCAGTGCGGTATCCATCATGATCACGTTATTATCGAGAGCAAGCGTATCGTCTTCATCGATACGATTTCCTGATTCATCAAATTTCGGTGCTGCGGGGATTAACTTAACGTATTCACGATCAATTTCACGTAAGGCATCCTGGGCAATGATGCCTCGGCGAACGCGGTTAAGGCTGTCATCATTATATATAAAAGTGCATGGCTTCAGACGCTTGATGTTTTCATAAGATTGTTGCCCATCGCCATATTCGATGTCGTGCTTGATAGTGGCGTCAGAGTTTGCCGCTTTCTGGAAAATATAAGACCCGCCCCAACCGCCCCCACCTGAATTGGATAAATCGCCCGATACAGGATCAAAAACCCAATATCTTGTAGCAGCAGATCCCCCATCGCCGCCCTGAACCATTACAGTAGAAGCCCACTGACTTGTACCACGCCCCACCATAGCGAGGGCTGTTGTTAATTTATAACCTCCGCTATGTAGATAGCTAAAATTAAGTGAACCCAGAGCCGAAGCTCCTCCATTATCCTGCCGCGCTTCAAAGAACAAACCAGGGGCGTTAGCGTTATTGAGAAGAGTACTCCAGTCCGTAGCTACTGGTGCCCCAAGGTTCATACATCTTGAAAGCATAAGTTGACCATCATCTCTGAAGCTGAGATAGGTCTCGGTATTGTTGCGGTTAGCCAGCGCCCAGGTCCAGAAATTCGAACCATCGCTACGCCTTTCGGTATAAGACCGACTGCGAAATTTAGTAGAACCTATTGCAAATTCTTGATACAGAATCCCCGAAGCCGATGTGGAAGTTTTTAATGACAATCCTGAAAACGTAGGCGCACTATCTCCTCCCAGTCCAAGATTGTTTCGGGCAGTCTGTGCATCTTTTCCACCCGTTCCGCCCTGGACAACAGGCACCGCCCCGTTTACCTTGTCGGCCTTTTCGTCCAGATCATCAGTGAGCTTTTTAAAGCTACTGACAGTGACCTGCGTACCGTCAGGCGCTTCCAGCGTGATGCTACCCGTGCCGGTCATTATTTCCTGCCAGCCATCCATCTGGCTCTGGTAATAACTGAGCTGTGCAGACAGGCGGCGGGCAAAATCCGGCATGCTGTCACCGTAAAAACTCATGATGGCGTAGGCCTGGCCTGCAGCCACGGTTCCGGCGTCATCGTTCAGGGTAAGTTGCGTGGCGCTGTCCACACGCGAGATTTCATAAACCTTAACGGTTCCGGCGCCGGGAATAAGCAGCGCCTGCCCCGGCCCGATACCCATTTTATTATCGGTCCAGTTCGTGCCAGTACCGGTTACGGTTTTTCCGGCCACCGCAATAGTGCCGCTTCTGTACCATGCAGACATATTCACTCCATAAAAAAACCCTGCGTGGCAGGGCGTGGTCAGAAGTAATCGGAACCCCAGATAACAGGTACCGCTTTACCTCTGTAGGGGATGGCCTCGACATCAGGAAGCATGTTTGTGCCGACATGCAGATAACGCAGACCGGGGCCATAGCCGAGAGAATTGTTATTCATGGCAAGGTTGACCTGCCATGTATCGGACTTGTTTGTGGTTTTCGCGCCCATGCTGGCAGGCTGGATCATGGGCATGTTGCCGGGAGCGCTGAAAGCACTCCAGTTGCCGTAGTACATGGGAAGCGAGGCCCACTGGCGCACCACCAGCGGCGTTTCTGCTGAGGTAAAGCTGACACCCCCATCGGCGCCGTAAATCATCAGCCCCCAGTCGGGAATTGTCGGGGTTTTAATATCGAAAACGCAGACGTTCAGCTGCACACTGAATCCGCCCACCACGCCCCAGTTGCTGTAGCCAATCAACTGGCGCGAGTTGCGGTCAAAGTAAAGGCCGATGCCTTCCGCCGGGCAGTTACAGAACACCATTGCGTTGCCGGAACAGTTCAGCTGCAGCGTGCCGGTAAAGGGGCCGCTGTAAGTCTGTGTCAGAAACAGACTGGCCGCCGAGTTAACCACCGCCGGGAATGCGCCGCCCTGCGCCACATAAAGGCCCCAGCCATCGTTCGTCACCGGCTGCTGGTAAATTGCCAGCACCCAGAACGCCGTGGGCTGTCGGCTGGCAGGCCATACCCAGTTACCAGTGCCGAATCCCGGCAGGGAGATAGTGACAACCCGGTCATTAACATCGATGTTGATCGGCAGCACGTTGTAGCCGATCACGGTCGCAGACTCGAGGACAGCAGCGCAGACGTCAGTCCACACAACGAGTTGTACACCGGCAGGCACAACGCCCCGGAAGTCAAACGTGCTGGATGCGCCACTGTTCAGGTTTACCTCGCTGCGGTCAATCCGCCGGACGAACTGCAGCGGCGCGGCATCACCAACGTTTATCGCCTTGCCCGACGAGGAGAACACCTGCAGGCCGAAATCACTCATTTCAGGTACCCCAGTTTGATTTTGATATTGCCTGCCCCGTCGTAACAGGCGATCAGGTTATTGGTGATCATCAGGCGCCCGCTGCCTGAAATGGACCCGTTAACCTCAAACGACCCGTCGGCAGACATCATCGTTCCGGTCTGTCGGGGAACATAGTTGGCTGAATACCAGCTGCCGATTTTTGCGAGCGTGATGGAGGCATAGTCAATCAGAGCCTCGTTCAGGAATACCTGGCCGTTTTTAATCGCCATCGCCAGCTTCATGCTGCCGTTGTACGGGTTGTAGAATCCCATGGTATTGGCGCTGACCAGGAAATAGCTCTGCACGTTTCCGCCGCTCCCTTCAACCCCGAGCTGCATGCCCGCCACATAGGCCTGGCCGTTGCTGTCCACCTGTACCTTTGCACCCCACTGTGCAGAGAGCTTGCCGTTGAGATCGGCGTAGGCGCTGGATACCTGCTGCACAGCCGCGCTGTTTTCATCTGCTACCGCTGTCAACTGCTCAAATTTCTCGGCATAGGCTGAATCATTGGTCAGGATCAGCGTATCAATGCGCAGAATTTCAGCCGAAACCTTGCCGTCCTGTTTGCGGCGGCGCTGCACATCAGCATCGTTTGCAAGGGCGTTTTCGATAATAGCGTCGGTACTGGTATCAATTACCCGCTCAAGGTTCCGGAAAGCCTCAGAGCCGCTTATTTCCTTCGCTATCTGATCCAGTAAATCGCCGGTATCCGTGGTGCAGACCGCGGCCACCTCAACGAACGCCGACGCGCCGAAGGCGTTTATTGTCCGGATGTACCAGTAATAGGTGTGGTCGATCTGCAACTCGTTACTGGTCCACATTGCACCCATGCCGGCGCGGCTGGCATTTGCCTCAACGGTTGCGGTGGAGGCGTCAGCGAGTCGGGTTTCGCCGCTGGTCCAGAAATCGAACTGCGTGGAGACATTAGTGATTTCTGCCAGGCGCGGGATCAGCGTGATGGCAAAATAGCCCTGCTCCACGTCCACTTTGTTCGGTGGCGGGGGCGCCTCGATGCTGAATTCGAGATATGCCTCCGGCGAGTGGCCGCCCGTATAGCTCACTGCCACCACATGCGCGGTGTAGGTGTCACGCAACAGCCCGGTCAGACGCGTGAACGAACCAGGCACCTGAATGGACAGCACCGGCACACCGTCGCGGCGGATAATTACCTGGTTATAGGCAACCTGCCCGACGTTCTGCCACGACAGCACGCCCTGCACCACCTGGCCGATTTCCTCGACCGTATAGCGCAGGTTCTGCGGCTGCGCGGCACCGCCCGGTGAAAGCTGGGTGAAGTCCGGGCGGGTGATGGGCTTGCCGATGGCGTCGCCCCACACCTCCGCCGTTTCCTGCTTCAGCGTCAGCTGCACGCCGTTCTGCACACCGAATTTCCAGTCGGTGACGCGCATTTCCACGGCCACGATACCGAGCGAGGGGAAATTCACCTTTACGTACATGCCCGGGCGGTAGCGGTACCCGCTGAGGTTCAGCGGCACGTTCATGGTGCGGGAAATCCGGGTGCGCTTGAGCCTGATATCCGCCAGGCGCTGCGCCTGAAACTCGCTGGTCACAAAACGAAGCTTCAGATCCTGGCTGATTTCCACGCCGTCTTCGGCAACCCACTCAGAAACGGAAACCGCCGGGAAGTCCACTTCGGAGTCGTTCTGCTGCGGATCGATAAAGGTGCCGTTGATTGTGTTCACACGTTCGGACTGCGACACCTCCGGCATAATTTCGATATCACCGGCGATCTGGCTTTCAGTGATAACTTCCGTGGCGGGACCGTAATAGGCGCCGACCAGTATCCCGTGTTTTCCGCCGACATACGTCGGCTCGCCAGCGCAGGCGGCCAGCATCGCATCAAGAATGCTTGCCTTGTTCTCCGACAGGTCAAATTCGCCGTTCAGCGTATACCGCCGCTCCATGGTGCCGTCGGCGCGGCTTACCAGCTCATCGCTGATATTGGCCGCTTCCTGAAACTGATCGAAGTTGATTTCGCTGTCCGGCACTTTCAGGTAGTTGCGGTAATAGTCCAGGATGCACAGCGCGGCGTTGTTGCTGTAACCCGTCAGCCCGGTGCGCGGGTCATAAACCAGACGACCGAACTTCTCCACGCGCACGTTAGGGATGCCGGACGGGAATTTCTCTGCGTTGAATTTCAGCGACAGTCGCAGCCAGGCGATACCGCGCCCGATCATGTCGGGCTTCCACGATGCACAGTTCGCCAGCATATAGGGGTCTGCCGTCTGGCGGTCGTTGTGCACCTCATACGTGGCGTAATCGCCGTAAATGCCTATCTCATCATCGCCGAGTAGAACCTTACCGGTGCTGCTGAGCGGATGCCCGGCCAGCGTGATCGCCAGGTGCAGCATTTCGCCGTCGGTCTGGGTGCCTGCCTGCTCCTCAGCAAAAAATAGTGTGCCGGCGGAAAGCGTGCGGCCGTAAACCACCGTTTTCGGACTGGCCGCCGCGCGCAGTACCTGCTTGCGTTCGGAGTTATCGCGGTAAGCATCAAGCGAGGGCTTTTTGGTCAGCGCCATGGTCGCTACCTGCGCGGCGATGGTAATGGCCAGCGCAATGCCATACGCCTCGTTAGCTGCGGCAATGCCGGCAGCCACGGAAGCAACTACAGGAATAGCAGCCGGCATCAGCGAACCCTCCATGTGCTCAGCGGTTTCACCCGCAGGCAGACCAGACCGTTTTCACCAGGCACCCATACGGCGCCGCCGTATATCACCCCGGCGCAACGGGTACCGGCGTTTTCCACCACCGCAATATCGCCGCGCTGCGCCAGCTTCACCGGCACCTCATCGAGATAACGCGCCAGCACCTTTTCAAGTGTGCCGCCACCACGCAGGATGGCCTTCTTTGCGCCGGTTTCATTGCTGTAGGTGCCGCGCCACTCAGCGGCGAAATCCTCGCCGCACATTGCCTGCGCGCAGTCTGCCGCGAACAGGCAGCAGTCGTGCTTGCCCCATAAAAAAGGCCGCTTCTCAGCGGCCTTTATCACGGCGGTTAATCTGTTATGCCAGTCCGGGTGTTTCATGTGTCCTCACGAATAGGTAAAGCCCGGCGCGTCTTTTTTGCTGCCCCAGTAAATAGGGCGCTCCGCCATCTGCGCCACGTAGCGGAACAGCCGGTCGCCGGGCTGCGCGGCCTGGTGCGACTCGTCGGTATAACGGTCCGGGAAAGGGCGCTGCCAGTCTTCAAACACGTTAGAAACGGTGTACTGCAGGGCGTTGGTTTCGCCCGCCGTCGCGCCGGTTGAAGAAATCTTGCCCTTGAAAATCAGGTCCGCCACCCGCGCCACGCCGGAATCGTCCATCGCCACCAGGTAAATTTGCGCCTCACGGCCCACACATCGCTCGTTCAGTGTCTTCGCGAACAGCGACAGGTCCAGGCCGGAAAGCGTCAGTTTCAGCTGGGTGGGGCTCGTCGTGCCGGACTCCTGGACATCATCCACCGCACCAAGCGCGCCGACGCCGTAATAGACGTAACCGCCGAGTACCAGCGTGCCGGTACCGGAATGCACGTAAGCGGTGCCGGACTCAAACTGGACCTGCGCGGCAATGACTGCCGTCACGCGGTCGCGGGAAAGGTAATCCACCATCGAATCTGAGAAAGGGGAGTAAAGCATCAGAAAGCCTCCTCAAATTCCAAGGTAAAGCTGGTAAAAACGCCCGGCACGCGGGAGGCGTTGCCCTGGCTGTTGTCCTTCAGCTTGAAGATGCCGTACGGCGCAGCCACCTCTATCACAGCGTTCGCCGGCGGTGCGGTGCGCAGCATCGGCGCAATCTGTATGGTGGCGGTGCCGTCGGCAGCGCTGGTGACATCTGCTGTTACCATTTTCAGTTCGTCATTCACCGTGATGTAATCCCCGGTACGCAGCACCAGCCTGGACGTTGCCCAGCCGCGGGTGTAAAGCAGCACGCCGGACTGGTTCGGGTCAGACACCACCGGCGCGCCCGCAGGATTACTCCCTTCCCTGCCCTTATCGCGCAGCCTGACGCGACCATATTCACCGTCTAGCGCGGCCAGCAGCGCTTCAATGCGCCGGGCCTGCGCGTCGCTCTGGTTGCTGAACGTCAGCGAACACACCCAGCGGGAGCCGGGCGTGCGGACGGTCTGGGAGGTGCCATTGAAGGGAGAGCGGAAAGTGCGGGTACTGCTTTCAAGCCGCCAGGTCAGGGACGAGGGGCAGATATCATCAGGCCAGTCGTACACGTCGGCCATAAATACTCCTGCAAAATAACGCGCACGCTGGCGCTACTGTTCGAATATCAGGATGTTGCTTATTTAAACCCCTGGTTATGTTAGGTATTCAGCCCGTCCATGTTTAGGTCATGGACGCACACGAAAATGAGGGATGGCTGATTACCTCTGGTTAAGGAATTAACATGTCAAACGAACAACGAATTGAAAGTTTTGAATCCAGAATTCAGCAACTGGAAGGAGTGGCGAAACACCTGCAGGTGCGCTCTGAATTAACGATGTATATTATTTCTGCGATTATTGGCGCTGGGGGCTTAAAAAGAGAAGGCGTTTTAGAGCTGATTAGGGACGCCAAATTTAATGCGCCGGACGTTAACCCAGCAATTATCGCCAAAGAGAAAGAAATCGTTTCCACATTGGTAAACAAAGTGAAGATTTCTTAACTTCCGCACCAAGTAACATTGGGACATCAAAGGCTGCTATTTTGTGGCCTTTTTTTTCTTTCATAATTTTCTCCTGCCTTTCGGCTCATTGAAAATAAGGTACGGGAAGTTAGACACCAAGCAGGCGGCGTCCCTGTCCCCGGTTAGAAAAGTCGTTCAGCATGTCCTGCCGGGCGCCTTTTCTGCCTTCTTCGGCGCCTTTTCGGGCTGCTTCCTCCATGGCGCGGATAAGCGCTGCATCACCGTTACCAGACACATGGATGGTCTGATGTATCACGGGTGAAGAATTACCACCGCCTTGCTGTGTAGGTAATACCGCACGCACAGCAAGCGAGCCATTCCCCGCTCGCGTCAGTGGCATTATGGCTTCCGGCCCGGCCTCGCCCATTAGCCCGGCCCCTTTCGCAAAGGCGAAATATGTCGGGGTGCTGACAATGGAATTGCTGTAGGCGCTCAAATTCTCTGAGGCATAAACGCCACCTTTAGCATTGAACTGAACACCTGATGCAGCGGAGGCATAAGCGCCAGATGGCGTATAACCACCGGCACTTGCTGCGGCGCCAACTGAGCCCACACCGAAAATGCTCATGAAGCTGGAACCCGAAAGAGCCTGAATACCGTTTACCAGCGTTGCATTAAGGAGGATTTTTTGCAGGGACTGCAGAACGCTCATCGACCAGTCAGACCAGCTGGCTTTGTTGTTGGATAGCGCATCTGAAATAGTATCCACCATGCCAGTCATGGAAGAGCCGACAAAATTAGCTGCCTGCCCGGCATAATTGGAGGCGTTATCAACCCAGTCAGCCAGGCCAGAACTCAGGCCCGCCTGCCAGTCAGCTTCTGCTGCGCTGGTTTCACGGTATTTTGCGGCCAGCGCATCCAGTGCGGCCTGGCGGGCGGCAATGGCTTCCGCTCCCTTATCTGACTTATCAAAAACACGCTCAACTTCCTGACGTTCACGGTACTGATCGCGCTGGCGGCTTCCCATTCCCGACGTCGCTGCCGTGAGGCCTGCCTCATCCTGGTAGCGGCGTGCTGCGTCCTTGAGGTCTTTAAGCGCATCAGCCATTTCACGCTGTTTGCGGACAGCTTCATCGGCTTTTTGTGTCCACTGCGCCAGCGCCACGGCACCAGCTTCAATGGATTTGCGCTGTTCCTCGGTCCATTTAGTTCCGGCTTCATGGGAGGCGGCAAACAACTCAGCAGCTTTTTCACCCTGATTGGCCCGTACCTTTTGCACCTCAGTGGCAATGCTGAGGTCAGCCATTTTCCGGCTGTATTGCTCGGTAGTTTGAGCGGCCTCGCGAGCGGCCTTGCCCGCATCACGTGTTGCGTCAGCCTGTGCTTTTTGAGCGGCAGCAACGTTCTGGCTATTTGCATAACCCCGCTCAGCAGCCTTTAGATAATCTGCTGCGTAAGTTGCGTTTTGAGGACCGGTGCGGCCCATATTTTGCAGCTCAATCTCTGCCTGCCGACGCACTCTGGCCAAGCCCGTTAAGCCTTCCAGTTCGGCCTGCTGCTGTTTGCGCAGCAACGTTTCCTGATCCTTATCCGATACTGGCGCTTGCGGTAGCCGAAGAGGGGACGCAGTTAAAGTCGTGTTGCGGGCAAGTGCTTCATTAATACCGTCAAGCGTTTGACGAAATAATGTACCCTGCCCGTTCATTAATATTAGATTATTATAATAAGCTGTTTGCGCCGCTGCATTCTGACGCAACAGCATGTTATGTCGATCTGTTGTTGCGATAAGTTGACTTGATATTTCATTTCTTCTCCTCTCAGCCTCAGTTAATTCTTGATTAACATTAACCAATGATTCCTGAGCGTTGTTATATGACCAGCTACCCTCCTCACTATTCTTCATGGCCTGGCGAGCATTATATTGTTGCTGGTTTAATTCAGCGATTCGGTTATTTAGAAGTGATAATTCTTCGGCCTGGGCTCTCATAGAAACCGATGTCTTATCGATTTCATTTGTTAAGTTACCTTGCGGAATGGCGACACCACTCACTGGTTTTGCTTTAGAAATTGCTTCGCCGTAGTCCAGGGCAGCTTTACGGGCCTGCTCGTTCTTCTCATAAACATATAGCCATGCAGCACCGACAGCCATCAATGCGCCAGGCCAGCCACCTATAACAGATAGCGCGCCGCTTAAGCCTGATTTAGCAAAACTGGTAAGCGATGTGGCTTTGTTGAGATTTTCCTGAGCGGTTATTACTGCCCTGTTAGACAGGACAAGAGAGGCATTTGCCGCCATCATCTCACTGCGTTTTTTAATCAGATTTTGTGAAGCAATTACCGATGCGTTGGTATTCTTTGCCACATTTGCTTCAGCTACAGCCAGCGCATAATCTGACCTTGCGGCTTCCGCAGCTGCGATAGCCTTTCTTTGAGATTGAGTTGCGGAATAAAGCTGCGCATCAGCCAGTGCGATTGTTTCCTTTTTGGCAGATACAAGCTTGCCAATCGAGTCAGAAACACCAGTAGCAATACCACCGAAGTATTTCGCTACACCAACTCCAGCCAAAACCGCTCCGGCAGCGGCAACATTATCAATATTGTTAGCTAGGCCATCTAAGGCACCAGCTAAAGCTGAGGAAGCACCGGTAGCTTCGCTGGCCCCGCCAACCCAAGCCATAAAAGCATTCTGCACTTTCTGAGCGGATCCGCTTACTGTGGCAGGAAGCGATTCGAACTCTTTGCGAAGCAGAGAAACATTGGTCAGCAGAGGGACGATTTTTTCAGTAGTTAGCTCACCGTTGTTAGCCATATTCCGCAGGCCGCCGATCGATGTATTAAGACCATCAGCCAGGAATTTTGCGAGGCGACCGCCACTCTCCATAATTGCGTTAAATTCCTCACCCCGTAGGACACCGGAGCCAAGAGCCTGACTTAGTTGTGTAATTACTGAACTTGCTTCTTCCGTACTTGCACCAGATAACTTTAATGACGTTGCTACTGTTTCGGTGACGTTCGCCACATCAGCTGAAGCGTATCCTGCATCACGTAAAGATTGCGCAATACGACTGTATAAATTGGCGTTTGCTTCAAACGATGTGCCGGTACGCTGGCTGATTGTCATTAATGACTGCTGTGCTGTAGCGAAATCATCAGCAGAAGAAGAAGCCAGACGTAAACGACCGTTTAGTTGGCTCCATGTGTCTGCATAATGGATTAACTCGCTTGTTGCAAAAGCTCCTGCAAAAGCACCAACCATACCCGCAGCAGAAGCGCGTACAGATGCAAGTTGAGAGTTCAATTCAGCCAGTGCGCGCTGAGTTTCTCGGGTAGATGCCGCAGCCCGACGACCTCCCTGTTCCATGGTTCTGTAATAATCAGAACCCATTCGGCTTGCGCGTGATATCTCAGATTGAAATGACTGGGAGTTAGCAGAAATTTTAATTATCAGTTCACGGAGAGTCGCCATAATTCACCCAATAAAAAAGCCACCAATTGGTGGCTTTTGCTAATTAAAAAAATATTTCATTTCCTACCATAATACCCTATGCGGTAAGCACTCATCAAAACCTTACATTCTGTTTCTTTAAACCATTTTTTGCATTCGTCGCTCTGCTTTTGAATCTCTTTAGGGAAATCAGATTCCCATACTCCGTTCATTTTCGCCTGATAGCCTTTAAGCTCATAGCTTTTCAGATAATCCTCGAGCCATGGGTATTTGCTGACATAATCATCAATCAATTCTGTTGCATGAATCGATGCTGATGCAAACCAAGTAATAAATATTAATGCTGCTTTTTTCACTCCGCCCTCCTCTATCGAAACAACAGTCGAAGAGTATCAGGGATCGAAGCGACGACAAAACCCGCAATTAAGCGGGTTTGAGATAAGCACCTACATTTCTTGTGTAGGTAGTCAGAACAGTTTCTGTAGGTCTACGCCATATACAGCAAGCCATGCCTCGCGGGGCCACGACTTCACCGTACCAAATCGCGGATCTTCGACTTCATGCGGATCAGTGTCATTCTCCCTGCACCATTTGCGGAGCGGCTGCCATTTGAATTTCTGCCCGAGTTTCTTCTCTACCGGGATGATGGCGGCGTAGTTCTTTCCTTCCCCTACCCGTTCAGCCAATTTGTTCTTGGCGCGGACGGCTGCTGATGCTGTAGCCATTGCTGTAGCTTCACGTTTTTCACCAATCCAGGCTTTAGTTTCAATAGCCTGATCGCGCTCTAAAGCAATCTGCTCCTTTTCTGTTTCTGCTTGAACCAGCGCGAGTAATGCTTCTTTGTAGTTACCAGGTAAAGAGCGGCGGTTTATCTGCGCTTCCAACTGGTAGATATGTCTGATTACCGTCATACGAAGAACTGCACTATAGCCAGTAAGCAGGCACTCCACATGTGGCTTATCCAGCCTGAAGTGTGACACATAGCCGCGAGAATCAACCGTTACATCAACACCATCAGCCAACGTAACCGTTTGATTTTTCTTATGGCTCAGATTTGAGCCATCTTTTGCAACCCCATAAAGGTCATCAATCATTTCCCAGATATCGCGGATAACATTCTTATGATCCTTCCCGGTGAGCTTCGCAATCTCACGGCTGGACATAGTGACATGCGATCTTTGGTCTGCTATCTTTAATGCAGTCATATACGTTCCTATACGTTGTTAGACATCAGTAGACCGCCAGCAGCCACTGGCGGTTTTTCTTTTTGCGCCATCCCATGCGCCTGTCAATGAAGCTCCTTTCTCAATCTCGGCAAAACCCGAGACCAGTTATCATCCTTCTGCGGTTCATAACCGATGTGGTTAGTAGCCTTAGCAATCGCTTTGCGAGCCTCTTCAAAGGTCCAGCGGAATTCCTTGCCAAAATCATGGAACATGCCTGCATGCTCTGATTTCAAGGCGTACATCGCTGGCGTCATTTGTTTGGCAAAGTCCTGCATGCGATTTGCTACGTCCCACATCCACGCCAGGCTGCAAAGCTCACCATCAGTAAACTGTTTCGTTATTGGTGAGTTATTTACTTCCTGATCCAGTATGTCTAGAACCCAGCGACGGAATTCTTTTGCTACAGGAGTACGCGCAAACATTGCTAACAGATGAGCGCCACGAAGAGAAAAAACACGCATCTTAATGCGGCGCGAAGAGCCGTTAATGCCATTGGTCATCGATTCAATGACCATTGTCATGCCTGGTGAAAACTCGTCAGCATACTGATTGAACAAATTCGTTACCGACTTAGTGCTTCTGTAGTGGAGTGCCTTAGCAACATCAGCGGAGGTAAGCCAAATACCCTGCATTCCTGTAACAGGAGTCAGGTTGACGCCATGGAAGTTCATTTCAGATTTAGCTACAATGTTCATGTTGGTTTTCTCGCAAAGGTTAACTGACAAATTAGAAGCCTCGTTGGTGCCAGCCTTCGGGGCTTCGCCGTTTTTACTGACCATTCGCCCTTTCCTCTCTTAGGCTTTTCGCCAGACGCTGCACAATTGCCGAATTAATGGATATACCATCCATTTCCGCTGCGCGTCGGATCTCTTCTTTCATTCTTTCTGGCAGTCGAAGCATAAACTTCTCGTTTTTTGCCTGCGTATAAAGTGTGTTCATTCATCTCTCCAGTGATGTCACAGTGACATGATATCACTGTGACTCAATTTACGGATAATGTCAATGTGATAGCATCAAATAAATATGAGGTGCTTATGGCTGAAAAACAGGTTCGAGATTACGACAAGTTCATGCTGCGCTTCCCTGACGGGATGCGTGACGCTGTAGCAGAACGCGCGAAGGAAAATGGCAGGTCGATGAACTCAGAAATCATCGACATGATAAACAACGCCCTACACCTGACGACAACGGGGCAAGAAGCCATTGACTACATGCTGGAAGTTGCTAAATCAGATGAGGTTAACGACCTGAGCGATGATGACCGCGTTCAAGTTGAGACTCTCTTATTGCAGCTGGCTGAGATGACAACTAAGAAGATTGAGCAGGGGAGCAAAAATCTCTCTCAGATACTCACTTTAATATCACGCGTAAAAAAACCTTCTTAACTGTTAAAGAGCACCTACTGGCGCAATTAAAACGCCAGTAGATGCACGAAGATAGTGATGCAGTGGAAATATTACCTTTAAGGTAATAACTCTATGAAATTTAGCATTTTTTGCAAAAAAACCGCCGGAGCGGGTGTAAAATTTTGATGGTGGAATTAGGCTGCAGAAGTGTTAAGGGCTACCTGAACACAATGATAAAGCTGATCAAATATCAGGATGTTAGTTGCCTCGCTGCCAGGGTAGTTTAATCCTTCTTCTGCATGCAATTTGCACAGTTGAAAAGGCAAACGTTCGACATTCTCAATGTTAATCCACAGGAAGGAAAAATGAGCAACCAAAATCAAAAGCCAAACAACAATCAGCCACCGCAACAGCAGACAACACAACCCCCACAGGAAGGAAAGCCTACAACCGACTACTCATTAGGCCGCCGGTATGTTGGAAATTCTGCCGATAAGATTAGGAAAAAAGATAACTCACGGTAGAAATAGCTAATGCGCAAACTGGGGTGAGGATTGTCGCGATCCTCGCCCTATCCAATCTTGTCCTAATGCGCTCATTAACTACACATAATTCTTCGGCCGTATTATGCAGATTTGCCAACCGGACGCGCCTGATTACTGCAATTGGGGTCCGATCAGCATTAAACCCTCTACCTGACAACTCATCGTAATGCTCCGGGCCAAATGACTTATAAAGCTGAGGGTATAGATCTGCTGGTGCTGAGTTAAGGAGAGCGCGGACCTGCACCGAGAGCACCCCAGACACCACATAAATAGCGCAGGCAGCCCAGTACAGTATGAAAACTCCAAGCCCAAGAGTCATGAAGTAAGGCTGCTTATTCTGCGTCAGTAATAAAAATGAAGAACCAATGCCGACAATCAAAATTCCAAGCAACTTATATCCGTTTTCTCTGTTAATAGCATTTGATTGCTCGATCTCTTTGATGCACTCCTCGCCCTGTCTCTCGAGAAATTCAACAAGCTTATCATCGGCACTTAGAAAATAATCGTAAGGGAGATTTGTCATCATAAACCGCTTAACTTTATGGGCTTAGATAAATTTTAACCGATTGCGGGCTTGCCTATAAAGGAAAAGCCCACCTGAGTGGGCTAACCAGCCAGCGCGGCAAAGAAACCTTCCAACTCGGCGCTTTCTTCATTCGGTTCCGTTTCGCTCCACTGAAGAAGCAGATCGTCCAGGCTTAGCTTTGCGCCTTGTGAGTTAAGTACCGCTGCGGAAATCTGCGCGGCCTGAATATCGCCGCGCCGGTCGCTGATGGGGTTCAGTCGGTCAAACTCAATCCACATGCGCAGCTCACTGGCCGTCAGGGTCTGCTTCAGCTCATGAAGCGTGCGACCCAGACGGAGCGCCAGCGTCATCAGAAAGAAAGTACCGGGCTGGCTTACGGCTTTTCCACATCGGCCGCCGTAGTGGTCAGTTCCAGTGCCTGTTTAAGAAGACGGGCATGCACAGGGCCGTAGAACTGTTCAACCTGTGCCTTATCTTCTTCGGTAAAGACCTGTGAACCATCTTCTTCAAGAAGCACATCGATAAACAGCACCACATCAGCGCTCTTGTTACGCAGTGCGCGTTCTGCTGCCGTCAGCTCTTCTGGTTTGTCTTCTCCCTGCTTAGGGTTAAGCACCTGCTGCCATTCCAGCCACGCTTGGGCGGAAGGTTCACGTAGCTTGACGGTGGAGTTTTCCCATTCCGGAACGGTAACGATTTTGGTGCGGAAACCTGCCATCGGCGCCAGCGCCAGCGCGCGTAATGAATTCTGTGAAACCTGCTTTGCCATTTCATCTTGTCCTGTCAGGGGAAGGATTAAAAAGCGGCCGAAGCCGCTCAGGAACCAGCTGCATAAATGCGTTTGGTTTTGCCGCGAACGCGCAGGGAATAAGTGGCGGCCACCACGGAAGACGTGGCCGCAGACCATGAGCTCTGGCGAACTTCCACCAGAGCGTAGTAACCATTGCCCGATGGGAACACAACACGAAGGGCGCGCAGTTCGTCATTCTCGTACGCTTTCTGCAAGGCTTCCTGCGCTTCTTCGTCACCAACCCAGTTACGGGTGATGCTCATTTCAGCAGGCGCGGCAAGGCCGTTGGTCTGCTCCTGCTCGGTCGAGCACAACGTAGTGACGTCGATGTCCCCTTTTTGCCCGCCGGTGAAAGAGATTTCCTTCGTTGCGCAGGCTGCTTCCAGCCAGGTCACACCCGATGCCGGGAATCCGGCTGAATTAAAATCATCCGGTGTTACAGGCGCGGCGGAGACCGCAAAGGTCATCCCCTTTGTCACTTCATATTTACTGGTCATGATATCTCCAGGTAAAAAAAAGACCGCCGGAGCGGTCTGTTATGGTTAGCTGATTTCAGTAGAGAACCTGGAATTCCAGCGAAGCACGGTAAAGCCGTGCTTCCGGCTCGTAACCAGGAATATTGTTGACGCTTTCAGGCTTTAGAACTTTGATGGCTTCATATGCCTGGCTTCTGATTTCCCGGGCTTCGCTGATAGTCCGGGAATAGACGTCAACCTGCACGGATAACATTGTTTCCGCCTGCCCGCAAAGCGTATCGCTTTCAGGGGCGGAGATGATAGAAAAAACCACCCAGGGCGGAGAGATCGAAGGCTGCCCGTCCTGATTCAGCGGCGCAACATAGGGATAAACCTGTCCGCCAGCCAGAGGCGCAAGCAGTGGATAAATATCATCCTCATTCATTTGCTCAGCACCTCATCAATAGCGCGGTTCATCCGCTCCATCGCAGCCTGTGCCGCCTGCTCCTGGCGGGTATCAAAAGCGGGCCTCACAAACGGATGCGCTGGCATATTAACCGTGCCAAGTTCCACGAACCGCCAGTAGAAAGCATTGCGTGGGTTGTTCGCCTTCATCGTGTTGTCGCTGTTCCCGGTGCGGGGATTAACGCCACGGATATGGACGCCTGAAGAAATTTCTCCACGGCGGCGCGCCTTCTGGGTCAGAATAACCACGTTTTTCTTCATCTTTCCGGTGCGTTCTGGCGCCCGCTGGATAACTTCTTCTCTCAGCACTTCTGCACCAGCGCGGGTGGCATCACGCAGAACCTTGTTATTTTCTGCGCGGCTGAGAGTCTCAAGGTCTCGTGCTATTTCATCGAGCCCGGAAAAATCGAGATTTATGTCGATCACTTTTCACCTCCCTGCTTACAGAGAATTTCAAGCTGTACGCAGCGGGCATCGGGTACAGGTGGCCCCACTACATTCAGAACAGCATCCTTAAACGCACCACTAAGCACTTTAATCCGGGAAGCGGCGGTGATATCTCGCCTGAAGCGCACCCACACGCGAACAGTTGCCGGCGCTGTCTCGGCACCAGAGGAAACTAATTCCCTGCCGCTGATGCCCTTCACTTCAGCCCAGACAGTTTTACCCTCTTCCCATTTTTCAACTAACTGCCCTGATGGTTCCCGTACGGTAGTAAAGTTAAGGATGGTAATCCGGTCGCGTAAGCGCCCCGCCTGCATAGAACCTCCTCGCTAAAAAATGGTTGGACGGCGGAGGTCGTAGATAAGCATCGTCACGGAGAATGGCAGCTCCCCCTGCTTCAGCTTTTCTTCCTCTTCGCCGCCCCGGTTGCGGTCCAGCCAGCCCAGCAGCATAAGCAGCGCCGTCTGCGTGCGCAGCAATGGTTCGCCTTCGATCAGCGCGCCATCGCTGCTGACAATACGGTCACGGCTTCCCTGGACATAAGCGAGAATGGCGGCGCTGCCAGCCTGAATTTTCAGTGTCAGGTCAGCATCACCGGCATCATCATCAATGCGCAGGTGCTCTTTTGCCTGCGGGAGAGTTACAAGCTCAATCACGTTTTATCCCTCCCGTCACGCCCGCGCTTGGTCGCCAGTGTCCAGCCTTTCGATCCCGTTTCGCCTGGTTTGTCCTGCGTCTGCTCGTCGCAGTGCCAGAGCGAGCCGCCCCACGTCACCGTATCCCCCGGCAGGTAGTCCTGGCCGGATTTGAACACGCCTTTATAAATCATGACCGGAACGTCAAACGATTTGGTTTCGCTCCTGCCGCTGGCGCGGTTAACCGTCAGGGTGAAGCGCCGTTGCTCAGAGCGCTCAACCTCCACGCCCGCCACGCCATCAACCACACATTCCCAGCCGCGCATGCCGTGCGTTTTCTCATAAGCACGCCACAAGCCGCCGTTATGGGTTGCATAAGAGCCGCGAGGGTAACTTTTCTCTTCATCAATGAATGGCAGAATTTCCAGCGCCAGCGCATCGCGGCCATCTTCGCCATCCCTGCCCGGCGCAGCAGTCGGCAAAGCACCCACGGCCTCGCTGACCAGCATTTTGATATCCGGCAGAACAGGCATTGACGCTGCGACGAGTTGCTCCAGCATGGGCTGCACGTCTTCAGGTGTAAGGCTTTTGCCGTCCTGCGGTACCGGAATGGCAGCTACCGCATCGCTTACCGCCTCTTCCACCGCCTGCTTCAGTACCGCCGGATCGTAATCCTTACCGTCCTTCGGTGTTGGTAAGGCGCCGAATGCTTTGTCCACCATCTCCTGCAGCATCGGCTGCACGTCGTCGGGCGTCAGGCTTTTGCCGTCCTCCGGAAGCGGAATAGCGGCTACTGCCTCAGTGACCATGGAGGCGATGTCAGGCAGCTGGGGAAGTTCAGGCGCGGGCAGGGCGGCCACAGCCTCTTCCACCATGGCGGCGATGTCGGGCGCCGGGACGCTTTTGATTTCTTCCAGTTGACTGGAAAGCAGGTTCAGTTTTTCATCGTATGCCTGGCGCTGCTCATCGAGGCTTTTAGTGAACCCTTCGCGCATTTCGGCAAGAGCCTGCCCGAACTCCTCACCGAGCACCTTTATCAGCGTTAATTCACGATCATTCATTTGGTAAGCAATCCTCTGAGCATGGCTTTTGCCGCCGATTGTTCAGCGTCAGACAGAGCCTTTCCTTCATCACTGGCGGGTTGCGATGGTGCAGACGAACTGCTTTTGCCGAATGGATCATCCGAGGCATCGCGGCGGGCCAGCGCGCCAAGGCTGAAGTTCTGCTGCTGCAGGTAAAGCTCATCACCGCCAGCAACGGGCGGCAGATTTTCGCTACGGCGTGCCTCATTTGGCGTGAGGATAGTGTTCTTCACGCCTTCGCCGAGCGTTTTTATGCGGCGTTCGCTGTCCATACGCAGCAGCGCATTAACATCAAACTCGGTGCCGGTATCACCCTCCAGTTCAAACGCCTCATCCAGCAGCAACTCAATCGACTCGATAAGCGTCTGCAGGGACTGCGAGTAATACTGCTGCTCCAGCGCCTCGATGTTGTCGTACGAGGGAAGCTCGCCTACGCCTGCTTTATAAGCCGGGACGTGAAACGTGGAGCAGACGATTTTTTCTGACATCTGAAGCTGCTCAACCACCTTTGCATCGTCAGCAGACATTGAGATGGGGTTATACTTGGCGCCATTACTCAACATCGCCGTTTTTCCCGCGTTCTCTCCCGTATAACCCGTGTCCCAGTTATTTTTCAGGATGCGCGCGTTTTCCTCGCTGATGCTCCCCGGCACCTCAATAACACCGCTCGGCTTGCTGCCGTTACGGAAAAAGAAAGCCGAGTTTTCCTGAATATGATGCCCCTGCATCGCAGCCAGGCCTGCAGCATAAATCGGTGAAAGACCGATAAGCGGATGAAAGAGGCAGTTAAACCGGTCGTGGATAACCTCGCGTGCCGGCACCGTCACTGATGATTCAACACCCGTCATGTTATCGGGGTTAATCTGGTAAAAAACGGAACCGTCATCCGCAACCAGCGGCGTAACCTTGTTCCAGTCCAGAATACGCAGCTCTGTGATTTCCCCGCGTGTATTACGGATCTTCAGGACGACCGTATTCCCGTAGCAAAGCTTGGAGTTAAGCCAGCATTCGAAAAACTGCATCCGGTTCTGGAACGCATTCGGGCGCCTGTAAATTGCGGCGACCTTGCCGTTATTGTTTTCTTTCCAGATGCCGTTTGAATCGCGGCGCATCAGCCGCACAGGCATCTTTGCGATATCACTCGCAATCAGCGATATGCAGGCAAACACCGCGTGAAAGGAAAGCACTGTCGTCTGGTTAATTTCCAGATTGCGCTGCCAGGCACCGGCGAAAGGCTCATGGATAAGAGACATCCAGCCGCCGCGGCTGGTTGGCTGCTGAAGCGCTTTTTCTTTTCTCCGGAAAGGATTCCACATCAGCCGTTCCCCGCATTATTTTTCTTTCTCCCGCCACCAGCGCGCTTTCCGCCGGTGTACTCAGCCTTGTCCAGCAGCACCAGCACCCTCGCGCACTGGTCATCCACGGTTTTTTCATCGCCGGGCTTAGAGTCGTGGGTGCGCTGCAGATATCGGATTTTTGCCATGCAAAATGGCGGGGTTTCCCCCGCCCTCCTGAGTTGGTTAGCTGGTCTGGGTGGTGCCGTAGTTCACACCGGAAATCACGGCGACGGCAGCGGTACGGCGGCGCTTCCAGTTAATCCAGCGTTCGGCGCGGATAGCCACGCTGTTGGTCTGGAACATGGAAACCAGCTCGGTGCCCGTACCATTAACGCTGTCGCCGGTTGGTTCGCTCTGCATTTCGAGCGAGGCTTCGCGGGACATATCCACGGCAACGCCGCCGTCGTCAGCCAGATAGATATCCGGCGCGTTAACCAGCACCAGCTGGCTGCCGACATACTGGGAGACGATAACCGGCAGGCCCTGGAAGGTGCCGCCCAGCAGCGTCATTTCCGGATACTCTTTCTGGCCCAACGCATTTTTACGCATGGACAGCGCCAGCGCGGTAGTGCTGGACATCAGCCACACTGCACCGTTCGGTTGCAGGTTAGCAGCGACAAACACGCCAAAAGCCGCCGCTGCGTCGTCGTCCGGATTACCGGTGGACGGGATAGAGGTAATGCCGTTGGTAACGGAAGCCGGCGACACGTTGGCGACTTCCGCCTTGGACGGGTTGATAAAGTCAGTATCGAGACGGGCAATAACCGCTTCGGCCAAGGCATTGCGCACCAGCGCATCGGCTGCCGGGTTGGAGAAGCGGATAAGTTCGTCAGTCAGCACCGCGATTGCGGCCACTTTGGCGAAGCTGAAGGTGATCGACTCAAAGTCAAACTTGGTCAGCGGCTTCGCCTTGCCCTGCCCTACCCAGTTCGCTGAACCGCCGGAGGTCTGCGCCGGGATGCGGATGTTAAACGGCACCTGGCGCAGCGCCGGGATGTTACCCTGCCCGAAGCGGCCAATAATGGTCTGCGGTCGCAGGAACTCCACGAAATCCTGTGCGTATTCCTGGTATTCAACCAGCGCGCCAGCCCATTTCGGATCGGTGGTGGTGCCAGCGCCGACGGCCGCCTTCAGGACATGATGCAGTTTCGCATCGTCCGGGTATTGCTTACGCGCAATCTCCAGCGCCTCGGAGCGGCTACCGTTTGCAGCGGCCAGCGCCTTGGCAAAGCGGGCAAAGGCGATGCCTTTTTCCAGTTTCTGCTCTACGCGGATGATGCCCGGCGCGCTGGTTGCCACCACGTTTACGTCACCACCCGCCGCTTTGCTTACCGGTTTAGCGGTCGCAGCAAGGTTACTTTCCATGTCACGAAGGCGCTTCAGATGAGCATCCACGGATTTGATTTCGGCGGAGGTGTTGTCGTAGCTTTCTTCTTCTTCCGAATCCAGCGTACGCCCGGCTTCAGCGGCTTTAGCCATGATGTCGGAGAGAGACGCCGCCAGCGCCGAACGCTTCGCTTCAAAGCTTTTGATTTGTTCTGCGATATTCATCGAACTGTTTCCTTTAGTGGTATTGGTTTTGGGTGCTGTAGCGCCAGCGGACTGTGTTGCTTTAACCACCGGTTTCTCTTTGCCTGCCGCGGCGAGTAACTGGCGGTCGAACGATTTCACGGTATTGATGGAACATTCAGCGTTTGCCGGAATGGTCACTGCCGAGACTTCAAGAAGGTCCCAAGACAAAAAGCGGATACCGCCTTCATCCAGGAAGGAATATTCAATCGGCCGGAAGCCGATAGAGAGACCGCGCACCAGCCCCGCCTTAATGGATGCCCAGGCCTCATCGAGGCGGGCAGCCAGCTGGGACGGCATATCCGGGGTGGGTTTCACCAGTCTGGCGGTGATCTCCAGCCCGCCCTTCACCATTTTCGGGGTGCAGGTGCCGATGGGTTGCGAGCGGTCATGCTGCCAGAGGAACGGCGTGTCGCTGCGGAACTTCGCGCCCTCCGGTTCCATAATGTCCCCGTCACGGTCGGGCGATGGTGTGGAGGCGATGCCGGTAATGATCCGCTCGTCCTCGTTCACCGCCTTTACCGTCATGAGGGTGCATGCGCGATTAAGCGTCATTTAGCTGCCTCCTGAAACGAAAAAACCCGCCGGAGCGGGTCGTTAACTGACGTAACTGTCATATGAAATGCACCTGATAATCCTGCTTTTTCGCTTCAGGGTTCAGCGCCATGAGCGAAACGCTGTTGAACAGCGCCATCAGCGGGTCAATCTTGCCCTTGCCGCTGGCCTGCTTGGTAATGAGGATGGCGTTACCTTTCGGTTCCACCCGGGCATTACCCACACACCAGGCCATCATCGGTTGCCCGCCATGGATAAGCACGCCTTCGGCAAGCTTGCGCTCGGTGGTTTTAATCGCGCCGCCAAGGCGCCAGCCCTGGCTTACGCCAACCACCGCATCGGCGGGTATTTCAGCCTCAATCAGCGCATCGAGGATTTGGCCGACGCCTGACGGGTCAATGCCTATCTTGTCGAGCAGTTCAGCAATGTGGATGCGCCGGACGTATTCCGCCACCTCTTCCGTGTCCTGGCCGACGCGTTTCACGATGGTCAGGTCGCCTGCCCTCACGAAGTCATTGAACCTGGATTCTTCGCTCTTACGCCGCCGGATGGCTATCTCATGCGCCCAGGCATGGCACCAGCAGAGCCACTCCCGCGTTTCAGCGTCACGTCCGACAGCAGCGAAGCCCAGCAGGTCATCAAGACCGCCGCCGTCAATGCCGACGGTGATCACCTCGGCGCGCCGCAGCAAATCATCAAAGCTGACATGCTGCGCCTGCTGCTCCCAGAAATCGACGCCCGCCCAGCGATCGCTACGCAGGTTAAGGCCAATTTCAATATTGAGATGCTTCGCCAGGAACTGCTGCAACGTGCCGTCCGTTTTCGCCTGGTTCTTGCGAAGCTGGTCGGCTATCCACTCCGCGCTGACCGAGCGGCCGATGTTCGGGTTGGTGATGTAGAAGTTTTCCGGATCGAGATAAGCCTTGCTTTCCACCATCCGTTCCGGGAACTCGTAAAGGATACCCAGCGTTTTGGGGTCGTTTATCCTGCCATCACGGACATTACGCCAGTAATCGAGGCGCTCTTTGAAAACGCCTGCCGGCGGCTCGTCGCTCTGCGTGGTAAGAAATATCACCCATCCTTCATTACGCGAGACCTGCCCGCCGAGCGCTTCCATAAACATCGCCTCTGCATTGGCGCGCTTGCCGAACAGCCAGAGCTCGTCAACCAGAATGCGGCCCGACTTTTTACCGGAAACGGTATCCGTATCCGCGGCCACCACTTTCAGCGTGTTTCGCGTCACCCGGTGCGTAATCGTGCGGATATGGTCCTGGATCTGGAACATATCGGACAGCTCGTCGTCGGCGCGTATCATGCCCGCGGCGGGCTTGAAGCTGTTATCGGCGACCTCTTTGGTGGGCGCGAGAATCAGATGCTCTTCATCCTCTCGCCAGCAGAGGATCAGCGCAGTCAGCATGATGCCCGCTGCGATGGTCGATTTTGTGTTCTTTTTCGATATCAGCAGGCCGTATTCGCGGATGAGCTGGTTGCCAGTTTCGGCGTCGTATCCGCCGAAGATGGCTTTCACGAAGTCGAACACCCATTCTTCAGAGCACTCACCGAAAGTAGGCTTGCCCGGCAGGTCAGAAACCCGCAGTTCACGAAAGATACCCAGCGCCTGCTCCGCCTGGTCGGGAAAGATAGGTGGCGGAATGATCGATTCGCCGGCAACCAGGCGCGATTCCCAGTCTGTACAGGCTGTAGACCACTGCGCCATAAATTACCCCTTATTGTTCACGACCAGCTTCGGCGGCGCCATCGCACCAAACTTGCTGGCACCGGATGCCGCTTTTGCCGCGGCGTTGCGCGCCTCTTTCTTCCCTGTTTCCCCTTTCTTGGGATGGATATAGGGAAGCATGGCCTTCGCCGCGTCCTTCCTGACGTCAATTTCTTCGGTGGCATCGTTCATTACGGCCATCAGAAACTTGAGCGGGTCGTCGTAAGCGCCAGCCACGGCTGGCGCCTTTGGCGCATCATTTTTTTCGGTGGTGTTTACCGCTGGGGTATAAACATCCTGCCGGCAGGCCGGAACATCATCCGTCTCGATGACTTCTTTCTTTTTACGCTCAATAAACGCGATGACTTCCGGGTCTTTTGCAAGCTGCGACCCCTTGGAGCGTGCGGATTTCTCAGAATACCCCGCCTTTACTGCCGCATCTTTTTGAGACATACCGGACATCAGCGCGACAGCGAATTTCCGCTTTTGCGCTGTTAACATGTTTACACCCTCCAGAGGGGAATTTTTTCTGTGCGTGAGAGGGGGGGCGGTGTCCAGCGCGATCGATGTTTACTTCGGAGCATACCCCCCCGGGGGTTGGCAGGCGTCAGAGCCCCACGAAGCCCGGCACCTGATTGCCTTCCGGCACGGCATGCTTCAGGGCTTCTTCATCAGGCTGACCGGCTGCCGCTTCGCGTGCCGACTTCCCGTCGTGGCAGTCAGTGCATAATGTCCACAGATTGCGCTCCGAGTTATCGCCGCCGAACTGCAACGCGATGCGGTGATCGAGTTCGCTTTCATGCAGGTCAACAGCGCGTGAGCACATGCAGCAATGCCCAGCGTCACGCACCCATATGCGGCGCTTAAGACCAACGCGGGCGCTGCCGCTGATGCGCCGTTGCTCGCCGTACACGGGCTTTATGCGGCGCGTATCGATAACCTTCAGCCGTGGCTTTAACGTGGTCAGCTTAGCCATGCAATCTCCATGCGCGGCGGCGTTCGCGGCGCGGCTGTCTGTCGGGGTGTTTCTCTACAGGCAGGCCATCAGCATGGTCCACCAGCGAGTTACACGGGTAAATTACCGGGCCGCCGCAGGCATCGCCCACCGCATAATCAGCAGGCTTGCTCGCATCCCAGCGCGCCAGCACCTTCGGGATTAGCTTCGGGGGTACGCTGTAGCACACGGCATGTACCAGACGCTGCATGGTGATGTGCTCTGCCCTTTCACGGTCAGCGGCGATAAGCTTTGTAGCTATCTCCAGTTGATACTGCGGCGGGCGGCCGGTACCGAGATAGAAGCTGATGAGTGAGTCAGGGAAGCGACTAAGCCATTCAGTAGCCAGCGCCTGAAACCCTTCTACCGGCAACGCGTCATCCTCAACCACTACAACCAGGCTGTTCTGCCCTGCTGCCCACTCCAGCGCACGGCGATGATTCCAGTTGGCGCCGAAGTCGTCCTCATCCACCAGCAGATAAGCTGCCAGTGATTCAGCCAGTTCTTCAGCCTGCTCGCGGCGGGCATGGTGGCCGACCACAACGAATCTGATATCGCTCATGATTGACCTTTCCTAGACAATAAAAAAGGCCGCACAATGGCGACCAGATTTGAGGTGAGCATTCAGCCTGAGACGGCTTATCGTCTCTCTTCTCCCTTCCGGGTGGCGCTTAACGCTGAGCGTTCAGCTGAATGCTCAAGTGCATTATGTCATTTTATTTTTGGTATTTTTGGCCCTTTTGCAGGAGCGAATGATTCAACCTTTCTCAGCATCAGAGTCCGGCAATGCCTTGGGATGTAGTTCAGCGGCATAATGCTTTCGAACCGGATGATTTTTCCACATGCGCAGCACCAGTATTCGGTCATTATTAGCCTCGCTACTTATGCTTGAACCATGCCCACTCCTTACCGATACCGTCTGTTTTGAAGATGGTATGGACGCGGGGGCCGGTAACGATTCGATCACCGAATGACTTAGCCACAATGCCGAACGCCATCATGTCGCCTATTGCCGGGCCAGCCCTTTCGGTTTTCCAGAAGCGGTAACACTCAATGCGGTAATACAACCGCACAATTGCATGCGCGAACGCCATCACATCCTGCCGTGTACCGCCAAGCAGCCCGGCGTTGAGCATCACCTCGTGCTGGTGGTCAGCTATGAACTGTTGATAAATACTCTCGGGATGCTTCTCTCTGGCCCATGCATCAGCGTAGGTCTTTGGTTCAGAGCCGACGTAAATCTTGCCCGGAACCATTTCAGACCATGGCTCGCGGAGCATTTCGACATCAGTACCATCCGTGCACCAGACAAAGCGGTATTGAGGGTTGTCACGCAGGTATTGCCAGATGTGCAGCCAGCGGCGGAAATAAACATTCATATCGACCGCAGGAACACGCACCGTAAGCTGGCCCGGTGGAGAATATTCAAACTCGTCAGCGAGAATGACCGCTTCGCCACCTTTGACAGATGCGACCCATTTCGCAATAAGCGCCTGCTCTGGCTTCAGCCTGGTGCCGCGTTGCGGATCTGGCTGACTGGTAAGCAGCGTGGTAATCACCACGTCGCGCTGGCGCCGGTATTCCACATAACCAGTAAACCCGGCGTCGCGGCGCTCGTTGTGGGTTTTGACGTTTCGCCTCACCAGCTCATCACGATCAGGACGAGGCACCGAACGCTCTACCTTTTCGTGTTCATCAAGCGAATGAATAAGCCTGTCGGAGCCAGCCACATCGGCATAAGCCCAGCTGGTGAGCCCGGCGTTATGGATGCGCAAAGCCAGATCGCTGTGCTCATACATTCCACGGCCGTAAACCGGGTCGAATCCGCCGACCTGCTCAATGGCGCTGCGGTGGTAATACAGCATTACGCCACGCTGCCCTGTATAAGCCACATGCTGCTCGTCGCGATAAAGAACGGCGAGATCGTGAAGCTTGCGGGGACCGGACAGGTCAAGGAACTGATACGCCAGATGCGGCTCGGGTGAATCGATATAGGGCTGGTGCCAGTTATCAGCAATCGGCCAGGCGTCATCGTCCCAAAGGAAGAGATGTTCGCAGCCAGCATCCATCAGCGCTTCAAGACTGGCGTTCTTCGATGCCACGATACCGAGAGAGGTTTCATGCCGGATTAAGCGAATGCCGTCAGGCACCACAGCGGCAGGGCTGGAACCATCATCCACCACAACCACCAGCGCGCCGGCGGGCAAATACTTCAGGTGTTGCTCAATGGCTTGCTTCAGAACGTCAGGGCGGTTGTGCGTGGTTATTGCGATGCCGATGCGAGATTGCTGCTGACTGGCGGGCACATACAGAACACCGTCAATAGTGACCTGCATAACTAACTCCCTTTAGCGATTACCATAAAGCAGGCCGCCGGGTTTCAGCGCATTGCGGATCGCATCGGTTGCCGCCTGCTGCATCGCCTGCTGGAGGTTATCAACCGAATGTCGACCATTCTCATTCGATGCCAGGCAGCTATCAAATACAGCAATCAGTTCGTCTACCATCTCCTGCTGATATTCGGCGTATTCCCCTGTGAGGTAGCGAGACACAACGTCTGCAATGCGGGCGCGCTTCAAACCATCATCCTCGGCGGCATGAAAGGCCACCTGCTCTGTCCGAACGCCGACGCTCATTCCTGCCGCGTGCTGCTTACCGCTTTCATCGGCGTTTATCTTTACGCCCCAGTTCGCAGTGCTTACGCCATTGCCAACATAAGCCGAGTTAATAAATACCTTACCTTTATCAACGGCGAACGGACTTGCTACTGCCATTGATTTGGAAAGGTCAGCCTGGAGCCTGATGTCTTTGATATGCTCGACAGCTTTTTCGATCTCAGTTGGCGTATAGCTGCCGCCGATAGCTGTATAACGGTCGAGCAGCATAATCACAGGCGTCTTAACTTCAGGAAGATCATAAGCGCCGATGCATAGCTCTTTTACATCATCCAGAGAATCAGCGATTGCCTCCTGCATACCCCGCAACATTTCCATGCTCGGCTTATCTTTAACCTCGCCGAAGTGGGTCTCCACCAGATACTGAATGGCGAACTTCTGCCCTTCGGCCGTCAGGTAAGTGAAATAATCTTCACCACCGCCACCGAAAGGCGTTGCGGTGTGCTGGGTATGCACCAGCCCGGCCTCTCGCAGCTCGTTAACTCCAGATTTCGAGGGGATGTCACCAGGCGGTAAGGCGCCCCGAAAGAACAAAGCACGCAGAACGTCAACGGCGCCGCCGGATAAGTCGATATTGAAACCCATGGTTGTTTCCTTTTAGATGTGAGCCTGTCGCACGGGATAGCCGCCCGAGAGAAAGCAGCGTTCCCCAGGCTCACGACTGAAAGACTCTCTTTTGTGCACGTGCGATGCGCATAAAAAAGCCCCGCATGAGCGAGGCAATAAAAAACCGCCCGGAGGCGGTTGTTAGATTTCACCACGCGATTTTTCAAGTTCATACAAACCATGTCCATCGCTGGCATCCAGTAATGCGCAATATTCTGGATCTTTCATCCTGTTGAGCTGGTTCGATAGCTCCAACATTTCATCTTTAAGTTGTTCAATATCAGACGTTAAACTTTCGTTCTGATTTTTTAAGTTATCAATCTCATTCTGCATGGCAATAATGCTTTTCCCTGTTGCGGGAAATCGATTTATTTCATGCCAAACAGCAATGATTAAAGCAATCACCGCTACAGTCAATGCCCCCATGCATCCCTCCTTGTCGAATATATGGGGATTGTAACTTATTGCATTATCGAAGCTACTCATAAGTAACTTGCGTGATGAAAGCCGTTGTGAAAGAGGCTCTCGTCTACATACCCGCGATGTCGGATATGTAAGTTAAGCCGCCTTTCCTTCCATAAGAGAAACCATGTCAGGGTCCATCTGCTCAATAATGCGCTCACGGGCATGGTTGAGCAGCGCCTTGCGCCCGCCAACACCCCACTTATTCATGGTCTTGGCGCAGGCACTCACCTCTCTTGCTTCGGTAGCAATCAGCAGGTCAAGCCGATTGAGCCTGTTCATATTGCTAAGCCCACTGAGTACAGCTTCGCGGAAGGTTTCATATACCCTGATTTCAAAATCAGGATTGAGCCAGGCGGCATAGCGAATAGCTACAAGCTCAAGCCCCCAAATACCTGATTCCAAACCGCCTTTGATAACCTTTACCGAAGCCCTTTTTTGGGCTTTGGTCAGAGAATCAACAAATCGGCCAATTTGAGAGCTTCGCATAAACTTACTTGGGCGCTGAGCTTCTGTTGCTTCACCTTTAAGCACAGCGGCTGCGTGCAGGTCATTCAGGTTGTAGCGCCCTTTGCTGTCTACACGAACGGAAACACCATTTACGATTACGGTTGGATAAGTCATTGCGTTACCTTACTTGTGAGATGAACCTTTGCCGAAATGAAACGCCAGCCCACCGAAGGCTCGCCAGCACTAAACTGACGTCTCCAAAGGCTCATTTCACAGGTTAGGGTTCGGTGTGTTTATGGTCATGCTCTGCCATTTCGGGTGGCAGTTCTTCGTGGGGGTTGTCATGCCCCAAATAAAAAAGCCCCGCACAGTGGCGAGGCTCGAGTAAATCAAATTTTTTCAGGCTTATCGAAACGGCCAATGAGTAGGCCTGAATAGCTACTGGGCGTTATTAATAGATTTTAGGAGGCAATAAAAATTTGCACTTTGCCACCACGATCACATTTAGAGCCGGGTTATTTAAGGCACTGCTCACGCACGTACGCTTGCAGGCCTGTCAGTTATTTGGTGACGGTTTCGATTCGCTGTCTGAGAGTGAAATAATCCCGTTCAGCGGCATCAGTATGTCCGAGCCAGAGTCGCAACGCTTCACAGCGTGGCTAACCGTGTTGTTGTGCAGCGGAGAGAACATCATCAGGCGCTCTGCTGTTAACAAGTTCAATGATGAAGAGCCAACAGGCCTTACCCTGCTAATTATCCAAAAACATTTATGCGGGGATTAGTGCATGCGAACCCGCCGCTCCGCGCTGGAAATAAACTTATATATCTGGAGAAACCACAAGACATAAGCAAAACTTTCATCGTTAGACTATGTGTGGCCTTTGGCCCCCTTCTGGTGTTCTTTCAGAGGTTCCACCAGAAGGGCCAATTTTCTGCAATCATTTGACCGCCTTATAACAATCACGCAGTTGGCGCAGGAACATCTACGCCTCAACGAGTGATTACTGAAAATGCCAGGGTTGGCTCCAGAGCGAGTAACGCCGTTACGATGAGCTGACCATGGAGATGGCAATAAAAAACCGCCCGGAGGCGGTTAGATTTTTTTATCCTTTACAAGCTTTTTGAACTTTGCTGTTGCTTCACAGTTAATTATTACAATTTTTTCGCCATCAACTGTAATGGAACCTCCATTGGACACTTTAACCAGCCCATCCTCCGACAAATCATGTGCTTCTTGATTTTCTTCTAAAGTTCTAGTCGAGTAGTGCCAGTTTTTTTTCAATTCCTCAATAACGCTTGCCATAAACCCTCCGTTGATTACTCCAAAAGAGTATCGGCTCCGTAGCTGAAAATTTTAATCCCACACAGACCATTATCAAGCCCACCCGCAGATAGGCTTTGAAATGAAGAGCCGTTGTGGAAGAGGCTCTCTGTTTGGTTATGTCGTTTTGTCTTCCAGTCGTGGACCATGTCAGGATCCATCTGTTCGAACGTGGAGGCTTTTTTCATGCATTGGCGGCGGCGGCATGGACATCCAGTGCGTAACACTGAGTCCATAATGACTTAACCCAGCTATCAGTACGGGGTCACAAAAACCACCTTCAGGGGTATATCTTGCAACGCCTACCCCTTCAGCAGTGCTAACAATAAAGCTGAGAATCCTTTCAGAGGTTTCAGGCAAACTTTGTTTGACCGGTATCCACTGCATTGAACCATCCTCATCATTTATCTGTTGACGGGGATTATAAATTCCTTTTTTCAGCTGGTTAACATCATACTTCCGTTTAATTTACATACAGTTGTGAGCCGTATCGGTTAAGCGAGAAAATTTTTTCAGCGCACTGTAATAAGCCTGCCAGCGGTATTTATCGAGCCGTAACTGGCGCAGGCACTCCATCGTTTCAACATCCGACTGGAGGTCTTCATCGCTGTTCCTGCCAGCGTCACTTGCCTTGCACGGCTCCTGCATCAAATCCGCTGATGGAGTTGGCAGCGTCGATAGCTCGCTGGCGCAACCGGACAGACTCATCATCAAAATCACAGCGGGTACGATTCGGATTCTGAACATATTTCACCACGTCGCGCGTTATGGTTCGGTAGATGACTTTGCCTTCACTGGTGGCCTGCGCCGCTTTTTGCTCGCCCGCCTGAATGACTTTTTCGGCATTCTGTTTCTTTTTGGCCGCCAGCGCATTGATATGGTCAGCATGTGCATACCAGCCGTTGCGGTAGCGTATTTCACCGTAGCCAACTGCCAGCAGAACCAGTGAGAGGATAACAATTAGGAACGTTCGAAGGCTAAAGGTCATCTTTGCTCTCCGCCAGGCACATGGAGCGCTCCATCTCGCGACGGTTCTGCAGGCCTTTCCACTTCATACCACCAGCGTAAACCCAGCGGCGCATCTCTTCGCAGGCGCCTTCCTGGTCGCCGCGGTTCAGCTTGCGGAGGAGAGTTGATTTAGAGAATGCATCGGCGCCGACGTTGAACACGAAGCTGTAGAGCGCCGCACGCTGGTATTCGCTGAGCGGCACTTTTACCAACTGATCAACGGTCTTTTTAGGGGGTTGCAGGTCTTTCCAAAGGAGTTGGTCGCATTCGCGATCGGTGTATTTCTTGCCGATCACGATGTCGCGGCCTGTATGCCCGTCGCAAACTGTCCAGACGCCAGCCACGTCCTTATATGCTTCGTACTTGCGTCCTTCCACGCCATCTTTACCGCCAAGGAATACCGTTGCGATAGCGATAGAGCCAGCACCCGCCACGGCAATAAGCTTGTTACGTAATGAAGCAGATATCGCCATGGTTATTCCTCTTTGATTTGTTGAGGACCAGCGGGCCAGCGCTCATACGCCTGAATCTGAGCCATCGTCGTTTTACGCTTGTAATACCAGTTGATGCCGAAGGTCATAATCGCGACCACGATGCCAACGATAACGCCGACGGCGCTCCACTCGTCGGGACTGAGCCGGGTAAGCAGGCTATTGGCTACCGTCCCGGCAGATGCGCCGTAAGCAGCGCCCGTAGCCAGTTTGCTCATATCAAACATTTCTCTTACCTCCGTTTGGTGGAGGCTGTGCGTAGTGAGGGAATGGCCGTCAGGCACTCGTTACAGGGGAAGAATTAGCGCTGATTGCCTGCGGCCAAAGAAAAGCCCGGATGAACCGGGCAGAAATCGGGAATAAAAAAAGCCAGCCCGGTCAGAGCTGGCAATTAACACACATGCAGTCTTTTTTCCGTGCCGGAAACTATTCGATAACCACATCTGGCTTTAGTGGTTCGCATCAGATGTAATGAAGGAGTCTCTTGCTAACGCGTTCAGATACACGGGTTTTACCAGATAGTTAATTATTAGCAGCCAAATATTACCGTCAATAATACAAAGCCATTAAAGACGTAATGGTTACTGCGCAGCGGATAAAAAAAGGCCAGTTCACAGAGAACTGGCCGAGTATCAGGATTCACTCAAGTAAGCTAATTATGGGGTGGCGCCGGGGTTATGCCGGGGAGATGTTGCCGCCACGGTTAAAATATAGATGCCCGGATAAGCGAAGGGGTGACTCCGCTCACAGAGCGAGTAAATCTTTATTCATGCTGGTGGCTGTAACGGGCCATCAAGTACCGAAGCCTCTTCTTTCATCGCTATCCAGCCGCTGGTTCCGGCAAAATGCCAGACGCCGTTAACTAATTCACCTGTCTCATGGTGCCGCGTTTCTTCCTGCGAGTAATACGCCACCAGCTTTTCGCCAGCGTAAAGCACCCAGTAAAAGCCCTCTTCCATCCCTGCCTCCAGTAATTGTTAAGCACAAAGCCAGACGGTGGAATTATAGAGTGCAAGGAAATCTGCACGAGGAAAGCGAATCGATTCTGTTGCCTGGTTCACATAGCCATCAATGAAGCACTTGCAATAAAAAGGCCCGCCGAAGCGAGCCTTTGAATAGTTTTTGCATTGTTACGCTGCGTACAGCTCCAGGGACTTGCCCAGCGCCGCCAGTGCCTTTTGTACCGTATCGATCTTCGTTGAGTGGTGAAGGTCAAAAAGTCGTGTCACTTCCTGCTTTTTAATCCCCATGCGCGCCGCCAGCTCAACCTGAGTTAAGCCGGAAGCAAGAAAGGTATTAAGCAATAGCACCTTCGCCGCCACGCTGGCGGGTACATCAACATAATCACCCGTTACCGGCGACGGTGCAGGCACTGGCCGGCCATCCTCGAAATAAAAGTCGAAGGATGTCAACAGCGCATCAAGCGCCATCGCCAGCGCCTCTTCCCGGTCGTCCCCCTGCGTCAGCGCTTCGGGAATATCCGGGAAAGATACAACGTAGCCGCCAGTATCCGACTCAAGGTTTACGGGGTATCGCATATTGTCTCGATGAAGCTTTGCCGAGTAACCAGCCCCGAAGGGCTGGTTTGTTATTTAAGGCCTAACTGCTTGATTATCGCCTTTCGCAGTGGCTCTTTAAGCTCAGCGCCGGGATGTCGTGGCATTACGCTTACCTTCCCGTTGTATCTCAGTTTCAGATGGTTTGTACCGTTTGAAACCTCGACTCCCTGAGCTTCAAGCCACCGCCTGAACTCGTTTTGCTTCACCGCTCCTCCATTCTGTTGAACATGTGATTATAGTAAGCATTTATGTTTACCTAGTCAACAGAATTGTTTACCCGAAAACGAGATAAATTAGGTTTTTGAAATAAAAAAACCCGCTTCGTGTGAGCGGGTTTTGAACGGTGGATATACAATGCCCATCGTTAATGTCAAATCTAAGCAAAAACGGCAAACATTGCAAGCATCATGATGCTAAATGTTGTGATTTATATCAAAATGCCATTATTGGTTACGCGTTTAAGCTGTGCATCGCTGTAGCTTTCCTCTTCAAAGCACTTGGTGACCAGGCGCTCATAGAAAGGCTTCCAGTTATAACGCCATGTGCGCTCTGGCAGCGCAGGCAACTGAGCGAGGATGCCACGATAAGCAACTGAGGATTTCGGCCTGCTGTACCCCCTTCCTTCGCAGCGTTTGCATTCCTTATAAACCGGCACGCCCTGAAATTCGGTCTCTTTCCTGTCGAGTGTTTTCCCGGTACCGCCGCACTGGCAGCGCTTACTGATTTTCCCGCTGCCCTTACACTTGCTACATAGCTGGTGGACAACGTCTGTTACCTGCCGGAATTTTTCGAAGTCCGACGGTGATTGCCGCAGATCTTTAGCCCACTGCGGCAGACGCATCGTGTAGTGGCTTTTCGTAACTGTGGTCGTTTTTGTTACCAGCCCCTTGCCGCTGCACTTTGGACACTCGTAAGAATCCGCAGCAGATGAGGCGTAATCGTTATAGGCGAACGTCGCGAGGATCCGCATACAGAGAGGGAACTTCTTCCCGGCGGCGCGGCGCAGCGCCAGCGGGGCTTTTTCTTTGGCGTACTCCGAGAGCCAGGCGATTGCCGCTTCCCGGTCCTGCTGGCTTACAGCGGCTTTACCCAGGAACATAGCCAGGCCTATGCCTGCCTCGGCCTGAATCATACCCAGCGCGGCCATAACATCCGTAACGGTTAACTGCTCGCTTGCTGTAGCGCGCGGGCTGTCGGAAATGTGCATCCCTTTCGGGGCGAAAAATTTAACGATGCCATCTAAGTTCATGCGGTGGTCTCCACTCCACTACGCCAGAACGCCGATTGCCAGCGCCCTGTCTAAAAAACGAAAAATCAGCTCAAGCTGCGAGCCGTATTTCTCTTCGAATGCCACGGGGTCCCGGTGAAGCTCGTCGTGATGCTTTCTGCACAAAGGCAACACAAAGAGGTCATGGGCTTTGGTACCCATTCCACCCTGCCCGTGGCCTATCAGGTGGTGGGGGTCGTCTGCCTGCTGGTTGCAGCATGCGCATTGCTGCGCTTTCACCCAGCGGGTGTACTTCTCGTTTGCCCAGCGCTTGCGCTTGGGTCGCAGCATGTAGCTTTCCGGCGATTCCGGGTCAACCTTCAGCGCCAGCAGCTGCGGCTGCTGCTCAGCCAGCACTTCTTCGCTGCTCCTGCATTTCGCCGCGGCGCCAGCACGCCCGGCTTTTGCTCTGAGAATTTCCGTGACCGGTGCCGACGGCACGAGATCGCTTTCACGTGTTACCGAATGAATGGGCTCCGCCGGCAGCCGCAGCGCGCGGCGGGTAATGCTGTTGGGCAGCGCGTGAGTAACTTCCTCGCGTAGCGCCCACCAGCACAACTCGGGCAACGTCAATGCGTGGGAATCATCGAAACCCAGCGCGACGCGTGCCATCTCAATAACCCAGGCTATCACATTACTCTGGGCTATTTCTGCAAGCCGTTGCGTATGTTGTCCGCGCAGAACATTATCGCAGTGCCAGCACACGCGAATTGCACCAGGTTCATGCCTGAACGTCGTAAGCTCCTCGTGGTGCCAGTCGCCGACTGAATACTGGCAACCGCCATCATGTTTCATCAGCCAGCGCTCAAGCGAAGGCGTACCACCAGCTACACGGATCACATCTTCATGGCGAAAGAAGCCCGCCAGCTCGGTATCTTCCGCCAGCGGTTGTCGTGCGGGCGGCAGCGCCCCGGTTGCCAGGTGCGCCATGCTGGCGGGCGGAAGCTCCACCAGCACACGGCCGGAGGTGAAGATAGGCATCAGGTCAGCGCCCGGGCGAAGCAGCACGATCCCCATGCCGCGGGCAATTTCCGGTGTTAACAGTGCTCTCACGCTACATTCCCCTTTGCCACATGCTCAGCCCACAGGCCGCCGATCCACTTCACCCCCTTCGCAGTAAAGCGCGCCTGGCTGAATGCATGGTTGGAAGTGGTCGACGTTCCCGTTTTGACTTCAAATCGCCCGGCGGCGATATGCTGGTGGCGCGGAGTCAGTGCACCGCCCAGGCGATACATGATGTCGTTATCAATCAGGAACAGGCGGAACTCTGGTTCTTTCGCATTGAGCAGCTTTGCCACCTGGCGGAACGAAAGCGAGCCGCTGGCAGTACAGTACCGATCCACAAATTCCACTTTCGGCGCGGCGGCGGCCAGTTCAAGTTTCAACTGCTCTTTTTGCTCAGCCAGATCGGCAGCGAGGCGCAATGCTTCCGGCAACGACTGGGGAACACTCACCTGTTGCCCATTCTCCAGTTCAAGCCAACGGTCAATAATGCGCTTACGCAAAACCACGCTGTACCCAGAGACAAGGGTCAGGCATAAATCTTTAGGTAAGTGGAAACACGGATAGCTTCTACCGTACTCGTCCCGGTAATCTCCCCAAATCTGGGGAGATTGAATATTAAGCTGTTCCAGCATTACTTTTATGTCACGACAAACGTGGTCATGCCGCTTATCGCACAGCCCGGCAATTTCAAGACTACTCATAGCAGGAAAGCCTGGATCGTTTTTAACGTTGGTTAACTGATTCATACTGTTCTCCACTTTTACTGATTAAATACGGGACTGCACTCCCGTTTCGTCTGCATAAATTGATACTACTGCGAATTAGCACAACGTTGTCGTAAGCCTGTATATGCATACATTACTTTAACTGACTGATCGTGATTTCTACTTTTCCCTTAGGTACCACTGGCCCCCACTCAACCAGCATTCGTTTTATCTGGCTGTCGTCCTCCCAAATACCCGCGTGGGTCAGCGCATCGAACAGCGCTTTGTTGTAGTTGTCGATATCGCGGCGCCGGGCGTCAGGCGGGAAAAGAAAAATCTCCACTGCCGCCGGCGCGCTGCTGGGTTTAGGCAGTTTGCGAAGCTGCTCGATAATCGCCGCGCATGCTTCACTCTGATAAGCCCGCCCTTTGGCACTAATGAGATGGCGACCAGCCAGCGGCCCTTTATTCGGGGCACGCCAGTAGGTGTTAACGCTCGGGGGAAAAGGCAGGGTCAGCTTCATACAGAAACCCCGCGCGATTTGAGAAACGCGAATGACTTCTCCCAGGATTGCTCCTCCCCAAGCACCATGGAGCGCAGAAGCGCTACGGCTTCCTCCTCTGCACTCTGGCCGTTGATGGTTATGCCGCGTGCCACGCCCGGATCTATACTGATTGCGCCGCGCCGCTGGAGTGAGCGCAGCATGTCGCCTGCCGCGTTCGGGGAGGTGGCCCCCATAAGGGAAGCCACTTCTTTCTGTGTCGGCGGGTAACCGTGCTCTCTAATAAACCCTTTGAGCAGCGCCAGCACCTCCTGCTGGCGAACCGTTAAGCGTTGGGTATTTGTCATGCCACCTGCTCCCGTGTCTCTACTGCGGCCCGAACGCAGGCGCGCAGCACCCGGATGTTGTTCCAGCTTTTGGGCTCAATCGAACCGGCCACCAGCAGGAAATCTTCTATCGCAAGGCCGTACTCCTGCTCTGCCTCATCAGCGACAATCGCCAGGCGCTCCTGCGTATCGTTCCGGGCGGCATCATCTTCAAAGACGAAATCATTCAGCGCCATAAAGGCTTCGAGCTTCACCTTGTTGTTGTGCTTTCTGATAAGCCCCAGCGCACGGTTAATCACATCCGTTGTCACCGTAACCAGTGATGGCTGCTCTACCGAATCAGCGGCCCAGCTGTGCGCGAAGCGGGATTCATGGAAGGCATATTGCTCTTTCGCACCAAAGGCCGCCTGAGCGCAGGCCCAAACCTCAACGCCGCTTTGCGCCAGAATGCCCGCAGAGCTGAGAGGAAATTCAGGTTCAGAGGGCGGTTCAACCTGCTCTGCTTTTTCCTCAGGCTGCGGCTCTTCTTCAACTGCCGGTGTAACGTTTTCAACCACACGTGGCGCCGTGCTCGCCAGCATGCGCTCTGCCTCACGACGAATTTGAGAAAGAAACGCGTCGCCGCGTGCTTCCAGCTCGTTCCTGCTGATGTAGCTCATCGCCGGACCGCGCCAGGTCTTATCGAATACCACCACCGCACCAGCGAAGAACGCACCGGTTGGTACCTGCTTTTCATTTTTCGGGATAAACCACTTCGGCAGGTCGAAACCGATACGGCCACGGATAAAGGCAACGTGATCCGCATCCTCCGGCCACCACACCTCGCTGGTGGCTGCCTTGATCAGGAATACGTAACGCCCGCCCTTTTCCCGCATCGCGCTGGCGTGCTGCATGATGTAGCGCATACCGGTTATGTATTCGCCTTCGTGCTGCGAAGCGCGGCTGTAAGGCGGGTTGCCATATGCGGCGCCGTTGAGTTCAGCAAGGCGCGCGGACCAGTCCTGCGTCAGCGCGTTATCTTCAGCGGTGTAATACGCCTCGCATTTTGAATTCTCGCCATCAGAAAACAGATCCAGCACCAGCGGGCCGAACATGGCGTTAATTCCCCAGAAGATGTTGTCAGCCGTGCGCCACTGGTCGCCGACTTCCTTAAGCTCGTGTGTCCCGCGGCTGCGCAGTTCGGCAAGCGCCTGGCAATAAGGGTTCATATGTTCCACAGTATTCATCCCACATACTCCCCGGCCAGGTACCATTGCTTTTCATACGGTCGGTTGGCGCTCTGAATGCAGTTACGGCGCAGCACTGCGAAACTTTCGCGCTGTGGGTCACTCTTCGATTTTTTGATGAGCTCAAGGCAAAGTGTCCCTGCGCGGCGGTAGTAGCCCTGCTGAATCAAGCGATTTACCTGCAATTCCAGCTTCTGGATCTCGGTTAACGCTTCTGCGGGCTGTGAAGCGAGGTCAATGCGTTCAACGACGCTGTATACGTAGTTGCCGCTGCGGAGAGTGCGAGCGATTTCACCAGCGTCATACATGCGATCTAACGTCGAAGAGAGCGTGTAACGATTCTCTGCGTGGAATGCGACAGCGAGCTGCGCGAACGACGAGTTCGGGCAAACAGAAAGCTGATCGATAATTTGCTGTTGTAATTTCATGACCTGAACCCCTCTGGCACCTTGCTGTAATCAACATCTGCATAACTGGCTCTGAAAGCCCCGTTGTCGCGCTGCTGGCGCAACTGCTCCCACTGCTCGCGTGCAGGACGGTTACGCCCGTTCCAGCGCGTCGCGCTCAGCAAATAGCCTTCGAACTTGCTCGGGATAAACAGCGTTTGCGGGCGCATGTAGTCGTACATGTCCGTGTCGTGCCAGTGCTCGTGCTTGTAGTCGACGACAAGCTGGAGGTCTGCCACGGTGTGACCCTCGCGTAGCCGGGCGCGGATGTTTTCGAGAGAAGATTTAGAGTTCTGGTAGCGGGCACCCGTTACCAGGTTCAGATGTTTCAGAACCTCGATAGCCTGATCGGTAATTTCCTGTTCATGGTCCGGTAGCGAAGCGCCCGGACAAGAAGGTTTTTTATCTGATGGATCTGGTTTTGAATTTACTGACGGATCCCCGCCAGATTCTGACGGGTCAAAACCGCCAGCCAGACCGGATTTTGACGCCTCAAATTTTGACGGGTCAGATTCTGATGCGTCAGGTTTTGACGTGTCAGAAACTGACAGGTGAGAAAGCGCAGCAGCCTGCAGTTTTGTCACGTTCAGGCGGTACACGTTCGAGGCGTTGCGGTTGCCGTTGCGGCGCTGCGTACGGGTAAGCCAGCCCTCTTTCTCCAGCTTCGCGATCGCCGTTCTGATGGTGCTCGGGCCTGCGCCAAGTTGACGCGCAATGGTTTCGATAGAAGGCCAGCAAACGCCTTCATCGCTGCTGAAGTCAGCAAGGCGCGCCATGATAGCGACGCTGGATAATTTCATGCCCGACGCTGCGCAGCCATCCCACACGTAGCCGGTTAACTTAGTGCTCATGCATCAACCCTTCTGAACTTCTCACGGAACCGTTCAACAGGCTGCATGCAGTCGTGCGGATAGCCGGCGCGCCGGAAGATAACCTGTCGTTTTTCACGGTCGTAACCAACGACGTGGACTTCAACGCCGCGCCAGTCACGGTACCGTCTGTCGAGATCTTGCATACGAGGTTCTTCGCTTTACGGTTGAATGCCCCCACGATGAGACGTGCGCGACTGTGGTTACACGGAACCCAGCGGCCTGATACCATGCGCTCATACCGAAACGACGAGGTACCCTGCACAGGAATAGCCCGTAGTTGCGGTAAGCGGTTATTTATCGTTAAACTGTTCATGCGTTAGTTTCTCCACTGATACGACACGCCACGGCGCCCGGAGCTGCACACTCGCGGGCGTCACTCTTTTCTGGCGCACAAAAAACGCGATACAGCAGCGTTAAGTGTTCCTGCCACTTCTGCATTACCTGGTAACTGTTTTCTTCAATCTGTGCGCGCTCTGCCTGGTCAATTACTCCGTCAGCCGTTGCTTTGCGGATATAGGTCGAATGCTTGCCAATCCACTCGATGGACTCCATTAGACGCTGATTGATGTCGGCGTTATCGACATCCTCGATATCCACCAGCGGTACATTCACGCTGTTTGAATGGCGCGATACAGCATCAGCAATGTGCTTAGTGCCGCTGGCCTGTTGCAGAACCATCGCCCATCCCATCGGGAAAATCTGGTCACCCCCGGTACGCAGGCGGTTAAACAGTGCATCTTCGGTAACACCCAGCCAGTCAGCAGCCTCCGCATAGCCGCCATGCAGGCTTGAAATAGTTTTCTTTATTGCTGCCACCAGCCAGGCTGGTTGCTTCTCTACTTGCCAGTGCTCATTACCCACGGTTAACTCCTTGAATCTGTGGTTACTGCTAAGCAGCCTTTTCGTTACGCTTTTGATAAAGCGAAGCGTCGTATTTGAGCTTTCCTTTGGTACGAGCAGCTGCTTCTGCTGCACGACCTTTAGGGATTAATTGCCCGGGTCTTGTACGCCATTGATAAAAAGCTTCTGGCGATACTCCAAAAAACTCTGCTGCCTTGTTCGGTGAGCCAAAATACTGCTCAAGTTCAGTCGTGGTCATAGCGTCCTCCTAAGAATATTTAGATATTATTATCTAATCTTTTTTAGGTCAATAAAAACTAAGATTACTTAGGTTTTCATTTCTAAGGGTTGAATCGTGGGAACACTTGGCACGCGGTTAAAGGAATTAAGGAAGCAAAGAAAGCTCACCCAAGGCCAGCTCGGTAAAGCGCTCGGGGTTTCGGATGTGACGGTTGGATACTGGGAAAGGGATTTGAACGTGCCAGGCGGTAAATCGCTAACAAAGCTCGCTCAATACCTTGGCGTAAGTGAAGGGTTTCTCTTGTACGGTCGGGAAGATGAGGCTAACGTTGGTCCTGCACCTGTTGCCGCGCAACAAATCCCAATCATCAGTTATGTTCAGGCTGGCGCCTGGTCAGCTGAGTGTGACGCCAGAAATCTTGATGGAACGGTGGATTATATTTTGACGTCAGAGTTTCATTCTCGCTGCACCTTTGCCCTCAAGGTCAAAGGAAAATCTATGGAACCCGATTTTGTTGAAGGCGATGTAATCATCGTAGATCCCGAATTACGCCCCGGCCCAGGCGATTACGTTGTCGCTAAGAATGGCGGTGACGAAGCTACATTTAAGAAGTATCGAGCGCGCGGAGTCAGCGAATCCGGCGAAGAAATATTTGAACTCGTGCCGCTCAACGAAGACTACGCGGTCAGGAATTCTGCTAAAGAAAAAATTCATATCATCGGAGTTGTTGTTGAACATCGCCGAATGATGCGCCGCAAGTAAACTCCCCTCCCCTACAGAAAATCTAAATTAGTTTAGGTTTTCTGCTTGACCTTTAATCTAAGTTATTTTAGATTTCCATTATCGACAGCGAACAGCCAGGACCCCCACGAAGTAGCCGCCGGTGGCGCATGAATGACCGGATGATTCGCTGAGGCAAATTTAAGGAATGTTGGCGGGAGACATAAAAGCGCCATTACAACTCAGCGCCTTACTAAAGAATTGGATCAGGCCAGACGTTTTCAGTGCTTCTCTTGTTGAGAGTCACTTTGATCGGATTTCTGCAAATTCCGGAGATGCCTTTGCAGCTCTGAAATCAACGTTTCAACCATTTCTGGAGGAAACGCGAAAAATTGAGACCGGTTTTCAGTGTTAGTGCCGTCTGCGGAGTAAGTCAGGTAAGTGAGTTTGAGAGCAAGCGCCTGGTAACCGGGTAAAGGTCCAGCCTTCCAATCGGTAACCGGAAAGACAGAGGTGCGATTCTTAATAGCCATGTGAAAACCTTTATATGCAGAAGGAGAAACTAAATCCTTATAGTTGAAGCAACTGCTGGATCATACAGCGGAACTAACAATTATTTAAGCTAGCAAAAACTGTAGGTAGTAAATCCTGTTTTGGTAGTTCGCTCTGTTAAGTACAGATACAGCTGCCAGCTTTTTCAGGGCTCAGCATTCTGGCTCCCTACGACCTGATGCCAGAACCCTGAGGAATGACGTTTGGTGTCTTTCGGCGGTACAGGTTTCCCTGATTTTCCTGCTACCGCCACTTTTTTACGCAACATGTGAGCGCACCACCGGGCGGACGGCTCATAACCCAATCCGTGCCGGGCACCGTGAATGTCGGTAAGCGCGTGCAGGTGCTCTCACATGTTGTGTGGAGAAACTAACTACCGGCGGTGGCAGCCGCCTTTCTGAGGGTAAAACCGATGAGTAATGAACGTTTGACCAAAGTACCCGAGTTCCTGGGCGAACTGGACGGCGGTGTGTTCGAAAACAAAGTCGCTGCGGCGCTGAGTGAAGTTGCGTTCGGCGTGCTGAATAACGGCACCAAGGGGAAAGTTACCGTGACCTTCGAGCTCGACCGCATGAGCAATTCCGTCGAAGAGAAGCGCGTGATGATTAAGCACAAGCTCGCTTATGTGCGCCCTACCCCGCGCGGCAAATCCTCGGAAGAGGACACCACCGAAACGCCGATGTATGTGAACCGCGGCGGCAAGCTTTCCATTCTGCAGGAAGACCAAGGCCAGCTGTTTACCCTGGCCGGCGATCCTGATGCGAAGCTGCGCGCCAAGCAGTAAACCTGACCATTCACCCAGTTAAGGAATAACCATGCCTTACTCTTTAGACGCAACCGCTATCGATAAAATTGCCGATCTGACCCTCTCCCGCTTCATGGAAGAAAAGCTTGAAAGCGTTGACTGCCCTGCCGCCGTTGTTCCGGAGGGAGCGCGAATCGACAGCCTCGAATCCCTTTGCCTGGAGCGCTTCCGCTTCCGCGGCAAAATGGTGACGGCCAGCATTGAAGACTTTGCCCGCTACTCTACCGGCTACGCTGCACAAGGCACCCGTTGCTTTATAAATGCCGATGATATGCGCGCCGTTGCGGTATTTAACCTCGGCACCCTGGATAAACCCGGCCACGCCGACAATACCGCGCTGCTGGCACTGAAGAAGACCGCACCCTTTTCCGCGCTGTTGTGCATCAATGGCGAACGGCATACCCAAAAAGAGCTGGCCGAATGGCTGGAAGACTGGTCTGAAAACCTGCTTGGCTTTGACGCGGACGGCCAGCCGATTGATGCGAAGAAGTCGGCAGCGGCGATCCGCAAAATCTCCATCGAGTCGATTCAGAAAGCTGACTTTGAAGATGGCGACTTCAGCGGCAAGCGCTCACTGATGGAAAGCGTGGAAGCCAGAACGCAGGACATCATGCCGGTAGCGTTTGAGTTTACCTGCGTGCCGTTCGAAGGTCTGGCTGAGCGACGCTTTAAGCTGCGTCTGAGCATCATCGGCAGCGACCGTCCGGTACTGGTGCTGCGCATCGTCCAGCTGGAAGCCCAGCAGGAAGAAATGGCCGCCGAGTTCCGCGACCTGCTGGTTGAGAAATTCAAAGACAGCCAGGTAGAAACGTTTATCGGGCAGTTCTCAGCTTAATTCGCTGCCTTAAATGCCCCGCCTGAGGGGCATTTAGTGAAGCGTAATTCTTTTATTTATCGCCACCCGGCGAGGGATTCGCTCAACCAAAAATCAGCGCGGTGCAGCGCAAAGTTAAGTGGAGGAACACGCAGTGAATTACGAAATTACTCAGGAGCTAGCCGATGCCAAACCCCTGGTGAAATACGTTTCAGCAATCTGGCAGCGGTTGATTCCTGCCACCAGCAACGACATCTGATTTAATCCGGGTGCAGCCGGTAAAGTGGAGAATAAGCCATGAAGCAAATGCTCACGCTTGAGGAATGGGCAGCAGAGAAATATCGGAGCAGTCCACCAGCTTTGAATACTCTGCGCCGATACGCTAAGCAAAATCTGTTTTCCCCACCAGCGATGAAACAGGGTCGCAAGTGGCGAGTAAGGGAAGATGCAGAACTTGTAGGCGAATTGGCTAAGCCGAATATCCGAAAGACTGACTCGCCAATACTTCAGAGGATTCTTGCTGATGGCAGCTCGACCACGTAAAAACAATGTTTCTGTTCCGAACCTTTACCCTCTCTACAGTAGAAAGGTGAATAAAGTTTATTGGCGCTATAAACATCCCGTCACAGGTAAGTTCCATGCGCTGGGTACCGATGAGGCAGAAGCTATAGCGATTGCTACAGAAGCTAACACGCGCCTGGCGGAACAGAGAACCCGGCAAATTCTGGCGATCAGCGACAGGATCGCCACCAGCAAAGGCAAAGCAATCACGGTTTCTACATGGCTGGATAGATACTGGAAGATTCAGGAAGAACGGCTGGCGACGGGCGACATCAAACTGAACACATTCAAACAGAAAACCAAACCGGTTTCGTTATTGCGAGAGCGAGTCGGTATGAAGCTGCTGCCATCAGTGGATGTTCGCGATATTGCTCAGCTGCTCGATGAGTACGTCACTGCCGGTCAGCCCAGAATGGCTCAGGTCGTAAGAACTGTGCTGGTAGATATTTTTAAAGAAGCGCAGCATGCTGGTGAAGTTCCTCCAGGCTACGATCCAGCTTCAGCAACTAAAAAGCCCCGCCGAAAAATTACCCGCCAGCGCCTCAGCCTGGAGGAATGGCAGCGGATATTCGAGATTGCAGACGCCAACCACCAATATATGGGTAACGCTATGTTGCTGGCTTTGGTAACCGGCCAGCGCCTGGGTGATATTTCGAGGATGAAGTTTAGCGATGTCTGGGATGATCAGTTACATATTATTCAGGAGAAAACAGGAAGCAAAATAGCGATCCCATTATCGCTCCGCCTGAATGCCATTAACTGGAGTTTGCGGGATGTTATAGCGCGCTGTCGGGATTACGCGGTTAGCCCTTACCTCGTCCATTTTTTCAGGGCCACGTCGCAAGCAGAACGTGGCGCCCAAGTTAAAGCGAACACGCTAACCATGAATTTTAGTAAGGCTCGGGATAAGGCAGAAATTGACTGGGGGGGAGGAACGCCAGCGACATTCCACGAGCAGCGCTCGCTATCTGAACGTCTTTATAAGGAGCAGGGGATTGACACTAAAAAGTTGCTCGGCCACAAGTCGCAGCAACAGACCGATCGTTACAACGACGACCGAGGGAAGGACTGGACGACGATTGCAATTTAG